TCAATATTTCTTATTTCAGATTCAGGTGTATAGAATTTAGATTCTAACACTGCTCCGATGGAAACGATCTTGAGGAAGTTTTTCCTAAAATCGTTACCTAATTCTAATAGGTACGCTGCGGATACTAAATTTTTAGCATCCTCGAAAAGCACTCTAATGTGCTTTTCTTCAATTTTACGTAATTCTTTTTCAATAGAGTCTTGCAGACTCATTAAATATTTGCGATCCATATCATCTTTCTCCTTCTTACTAAAATTAAAATTTATACGATTAATTACAGATTGTTTATTTTTACAAACTTCTCGTACACGCTCTAATGGGTGACCACCCCAGAGCATATACCTTCGTTGTTTTCTGGTATCATATTTCATAACTTCTTAAAAACACCCAATTCAATTAGCAAGTCTTCCGTATTTTTCCAGGACATTAGTTCGCTCTTAATCGAATCTAAATTTTCCAGTTCGCTGGAATCGTAGCTGCATGCTAACACACATGCTGTACGAGTATCGGTACCGAATGTACCGATGATCCAGTCAGATAACTGAACTTGTTGTGCGTTCATTTTCATTTCCTCCTAAAAACGACGACCCATCATAGTATTCATCAACAATTGGGTTTGTCTATCTATAAGAAAACTTTCTAATACAAGCATAAACTTGTCTAGATTATTTAATAATTCTAATGGAGCTGAGTCGACAGCTAATTGAGCTGTCTCCTCACTCATTGGGAATTTTTCCAAAATAGCTTTCTTTGCTTCTGCTTTCTTAAGATCAATATTTTCAATGATAGCTTCTGTACACATATTCATTCTCCTTATTTCTTTTTATTAGCAACTTGCTGTTCAAGTTGCTTAGACTTTTTGACCAATTCTTCGACCTCATGGGATTGGTATTGTTTAATAACTTCTCCCTGGTGGTCTACTTTTTCTTGCAACTCTTGTATCTGTTGATATTGTTGCTCTACTTTGGAAGTAGTTACAACGGTATTATATATTAATCCACCAATTAATGCTAATACTGTAACAGATACTAAACCTACTATAAATACTGCAAATCTTTTCTTTTTCTTAGTAGGTTTTAGTTTTATGATATTTTTTACTATATCATAATATGCATTGAATTTGCGAAGAATCTTGAAAGTTTCTACATTTCCGAGAATGAAAATGTTCTCTTCAATTTCTTCATAACTGAATCCGATAAAGTAAACGTGTTCTACTTTATTGGATATATCTTCCTGATTGAATGCTATTTTATATTTTACTTCAACTTTATAAGTTTCAGCTCCTTCTAATTCAGCATCAGGAGATATTATTGTTCGATAATCTTGTTTATATCTAGAACTAGGTTTGTCTAGATATAAGACCGATGGAATATCATTCCTGGTGAATGCTGTTACTTCACCATAATTGCCTTTCCAGACAACAGAATCTTCGACCATATCATTCAGATACGATTCTTTGTTTTCCATATATCCTCCTTTGATATAAAATTTAAATTGAGTTAATAAATACATAACTCTTTCACTATTATAATATACAAGTAAAATTTTTAATTTTTGCAAAAGATATGGGAGTGGGGAATATTCCCCACTCCACTTTTATACATTTATTGGTATTCTAATATCTTTAATCTTAGCACTTATCCGTGGTTTATGTGTCGTATCTCTAAGGATATGGACGGTTCTAGGACCTAGCATTTTGTAATCTTGGTCTATTTTAAGTTCTTCTTTATCCATATAAACGTTAACGATACGATTGCTTGTTAGGGTCTTATAATTAGGTGGAACGGTATATACATTATCTTCTAATGTAATCATAAGATCGACTTTCATTATAATCACCTATTTCTTAAAACCAAATGCTTTAGCCACATCAATTTCATGTAGTTTAATAGTACTATCATGGAATGCTTTCATGGCAATGTTTTTAATACGAGAAGCAAGTTGAGGTAATGCTACACCAACATTCTTAAATCCAGCACGATAGAAGAAGTTGCCAGCACAGACATTACAAATCTTACCCTTTTCTTTATATTCACATAAAGAAGAGAATCTCATCTTAACAGTCTTTCCAATGTAGTTATTAATATTATCCGAAGTAAGCTCTACTAATTTATTTCCTTCAACCACATAGCAATACATAACCATACTAGCAATCTTCTTATCGATAGTAATTGTAATAGTACGTTTAGTACCACAGTCAGAACCAGCTGGTCCTAGAGTAAGATGTTGGAATGCTCTAAGGAATAGCTTTTCCCAATAACCACCAACTTGTGTTTTAACACCACGTTTATATGGACCTTCTGTCATAGACTTAGCCATATTAACATAGTCTTCTCTACTAGTACCTTCAGCATAGTTAGATGTGATAATATTATAACCCTTAGATGGGTCAGGGTCTTTAGATGCACCTTTAAGAACAAAGATATTCTTAAAGTTGTTACCGAATTTACCCTTAGCACCAGAATCATATAAATCCATAGATGGATCTAGCCCTAATTCTTTCTTAGCTATATCTAATAACTCTTTTTCAATCTTAGAAATAGCATAGAGTTTCTTATCTGGATCTTGTAAATCTTTTTCATACTGTTTAAGAAGCTTTTCTTTATATGGACGTAAGAATTTACCCATCATAAGCATCTTATCACTAAACCCAGCACTTAAGATATTAGAATAAGGTTGGAATTTTTGAGTACGAATAAGATAGTTTTTAAGAACTTGTAAATCAATCTTATCTTCTAGTAAAGCACTAGAGAGAGTATCATTGATATAATCAAAGATTTTATCATTTACTGGTTTATTGATATAATGGAATAAGTCGAATAGATCTTGTTCGATAAAGCACTTATTGAATACCCATCTACCTACAGTAGTTCTGAAACTATTTGTATTTTTATTTCCCTCTGGTCCATATGTCCCAGGAGGAACGTCAATAATATCATATGTATGGAATCTAGCTTTACCATCAAATACACCGAATGTTTCCATCATGAATGATAAAGATTCAGTTTGCTTTTGAGTTATACTAAATAAATATTCTAGATCTTTAAGATCTGTTATTACTTTAGCTCTACGATTATCAGAAGCCATGTTAGTCCTCCTTTTTGAATAATTACTTATATGTAAACCCATATAAATTTGGCGGAAAGATATGGAGTACCCAATATTGGGTACTCCGTTATCATTGTCCATATGGTATAGTAGTATGACATCCATCCATCAACTTATCATACCTTAAAATGCACTGAAACAAAGCAATCCGTAGAGTCGATCTCTATAAAACCTCTAGGTATTTCGTTTATTCATATATAAGATAATTAATCAGTTTGGGAGGTAATTAATTTCATATGATAAGGGTGATTAATGATGAATGTCATAATACCACACCATATGGTGTGGTTACATTAAATATTGTAAACGTCTTCACTTAAGATAGTTATAAATAACTCTGTTAGACTCAAGAAGTTTTCGCTATAGAAATCAAAGAAGCCATCTGTCTTAAACATGGATCTATGGAAACCAATAATGTGCACAGTATTGCTATCTTCATATGATACTATTTTAGGGAAATTGTTTTTGAGTTCGTTATTTCTTATACTCCATTTAAAGCGAATATTTTGATTAACTCTTTTGGTATTAGTATAAAGAAGACTATTAATACATTTTACAATGTATTTATTTTCTTTCTCAGTCCATATATCAAAATGTGGTACACGTTGGAAAGAGTCGTCTGTTCTTCTACCTAACTTCCAAGAGTTAAAGTAGTTTTCTACTTCTTTATCGTCTACAAATATATTCTTAATTCGTCTATCAAAATATCTAGCCAAATCAATAGGATCATGTTTATGTGGACGATATTTCAAGAAACGATTACGTTTGAATAGTTTATATCTATCAGGATCTGCTTTTAATAATAATTTATCATGAATACTCAAAGAAGTATTAGGATAATTAGTATAATAGATCCCATCGAAATTCTTTTTAGTGAGATGTGTTTCTAATAGATCAAGTTTAGCACGAAGATAAGAAAGCATCTTTCTATAATCTTTTGCTTTCATCTTATTATATTTGCAGAAAGCTTTAACAAAATCTTTTCCAGATTGTTTCTTAGAGTTTACAGATGGTAACCATTTAGCTAATTTAGAAGGGTATTTACCATTAGCTACCAATTCTTTATCTCTTTCTAAAGTTTCATTGATGATGGTAAACATCATGTCTTGATAATCTGTACCTAATAGTACAAAGATATCATCCCATCTACCATATTTATTGACAATGAGTTTTAAGAGTTTGAAATTGATATATCTTTTATTAGCATCTTGTGCCATCCATCTAAGCATATATCTGAATACATATCGTTCACCTAAACCATAACCACTTGTATGGTCTCGAATAAATAGTAACCAACGTAAGCCTATTTCTTTATCCGCTTCTAATACTCTTTTTAAAGTAGCAGCCAGAATAAATTCATTAGCTAAGTCTCCGATAGCTCTAAATACACCAGTGGAATTACCAGAACGATAGTCTTTGATATTTTGTGTAATCTCTCCCATTTGTTTGAAGAGATCTTCATGCTCTTCTGCAAATCTTCTAACACGGAGTTTTTCCATTAGAATCATCCTTTCCTATTTAAAATATAATTTAAAAATCTATTCTTAGCTCAGATATAAGATAATATGCATAGTAAACTGACGTGGAGACCTATATGAGCAATAGGAGTTTACTAAAGTAAAGATACATACCATAAATATTTTTAAATGCTGTTAGAGCTAATTAGACACAAATCAATTTCGATTGACCACACCTAGAGAGTCAATTGAAAGGTAGTAAGAGGTAACGAAGATCTCTTAATGGAGATCTTCTTATTACCCATGAAAGAAAACCAAAGCACTTATATTCTAAAATTATATTAATTGCTGTTCGTGCTTTTCTGAAAATGAATGAATACAAATTTTGTTTGATATCCCAGGATATCTATAAGATATCCTGGTTTACCATGTCGAAATTACATTCCAGGAGCGAAAGTAATGTCTAACCAGAGCTTATTACGATTGTTAAAAAATTGCTGTTAAAGCTCTTTGTAAAGGAATTTGTGTGGAAACTTCACGGCAAACCATGAAGAATCGTAGTTTGATACAGGGTGACTGAGTAGAGGGTTTACTCTCCCTGCATCAATAAAGTGTATATAGGTGTATTAAAATTAATTATTTTACTAGAAATATACAGAATAAGAAATAGTAATTGCTTTTTCTGTATCGATCAATGGTTCATTAGGGAAGTTCAAGATAGTAGCAGGACGGATATCTTGATATACTTTATTACCATGATCGTCTGTTTTTAACCAAGCTGTACATAAAGAGATTTGATTAATACGTGCATCATTAAGACCTGTTGTATTAATGAAATAATCACGACAGTCTGATTTAGAGATAGATAACTGCATAGTTACAATTGTTTCAGCATCTTGTGTAGTTACCATATCATAAATAGAACCATCGATAGGTGTTCCATCGGTTAATTGTTGAATCATACGAGGATCTGAATCAAATCGTTTAAAGTAATAAGAAGTAGCAGTTGTACCTGTCTTCTTACCAAAGTAAACTTTCTTTTCATATTCGTTAAGAGATTCACCAGCAGTTAAGTATTGCAATGGTACAATATTTTCTGGAGTGATCCAAGAAGCATATTTTTCTGCATATACTTGAGAGTTTTCTCTACCACAACCACCTTTACCTACACAAAATAAATACACTCTATTCTTTTCTGTAGTAGTTGTAGTATTGATAGTACCATCTAAGTTAAGAGCTGTATTATAACTAGGAGTGATTTCCACGTTATTAATATCAAACAATGCTCTTGCTAAGAAAGCACCACCAGCAATAGTAAGCATATTATGACGAGTAAAGATTTCTTCACCTGTGTCTGTATAATATGCCGTAATTTTAGTTTTGAGACGACGACCATCTAAGATTTTATACTTGTCATTATCTCTTTTAATCTTGTCATTTAAGATTAGTTCTTTTTCCATAACCTTTCCTTCCTTAATAATCATTATCTGAAGCTAAGAAGCGTAATTGATATTTCTTGTGGTTAGTTGCAGCTGGAACATTGGCTTCAAGATCTTTTTCTATAACACGTAAGTCAGCATCAATAACCATAGCACCAGAATCAGGACCAAATTCTCTAGGAATTTGAGTACCCCATAATGCTATGAATGTATCTTGGAATTCATTAAATAAATTATCTTTGCCAATATAGTTAGCAATTGATTTCCATTTACCATTTATATTGACTTCAAAACTTATAGATTTAGTTTGATCCCATTTACCTTCACCAGCCATCACTTTACGCTGATCTCCTAAATTATTAATCCCAACTAAGTCGAAACCAGCTAATTTAGGTGGGTTGATATTATCTGAAACAAATCGAAGTTCATCTTCAAACCATGCGTCAATTAAAGGACCGAAGTATTTATCCCGTCCTTGCCATCTACCACCAGAACCGTATAGGATATGTTGACTATTTTCTACCCATCTAGAAAGACCAACTGTAAATGTAGTTGTTACCCTAGCAGCTGGTGTAGGTTTGAATTCTTTATTTCCTTCAAACCTACCAGTATATTCTGGTAAGAAACCAGTACGTACTTCAAATCCAGGATTATCTTTTACAGATAATTCTACTTCGTATCTACTACCATATGGTATTTGATCTGTCGTAGTTCCGTCGACAGTTTTAATCAATGCACCAGTATCTTCATCATAGAATTTAACTTTAACGTGTTGATATTTTCTATCCGTTATAGTAGCATTGAATAACTTAGCTCTAGGTTTTTCTGCAGCAACGTCAATATTGTAAGTTACAGTGCCAGAATACCCGATGGTATCAGTTTGTACAATATCATCATTTACTGTATAATTAGCATGATAATAACCAAATGTATCACTATTAGTAATTAGATATACGTCACCGAAGTTAGCTTGAATAATTTGATCAGCTTGAGTAATAGGATAATCGATACCATTCAAATTAACGTTCATAGTTTGACGTGTAGGCCATGGATTACGAACATGGATTTGTAATTTCTTTCTAGTAGGCATACCAGCTTCGATATTTATACTAGGAGAAGTTAATCGTTCCATCGTAGTACTAGGAGCACCAGCTATAAATCCATTATCTGGTTTTACAGCTACTGTAATTAAATCACCATAATGAGCATCGAATGATTCAGTATATTCTTTACCATTCAATGTAACCACAATAGTTTGGTGATCATCTTGTTCTATATTAACTCTACATACTTTAGTAGTTGCAGGAGTTGCATAGATTACAGTATCACCTCGAACAATACCTTCTTTATTGTAAATTTCACCAGCATCATAATTAGGATCCATACTTACAATAGTAGCAGAGTATTGTCTACCTTCTTTAGCTACAAATGAAGTTGTATGATCAGTTCCATCATAACGAACAGTGATTTGTTGTTTATCAGATTGAATTACTTTGATATTGAAATCTCTAGCAATTCTAGAAGCTGTTGCAGTAGCTCTCATATCACCATTTACAACACCCGTAGATGGAACTCGAATACCATCTTTATCATATACTAGCAATTTACCTTGTACATGATTACCTTTACCTTCAATATTTACTTCATATTCAGTTAGATATGGAACTTTGAAAGTTTCAGTATGAGTTACACCATCGACTACAACAGAGATAGTTTGGTCTTCGAATTTATCTATAGTGAATGTAAATTGAGTAAGTTGAGAATCTTCTAAATCGAATACAACATTGTCACTTCTAAACATATCCTTTTTAGGAAGGTTGTATTTTAATGGAGATGGATCATAACCCCAATCAGAAGTTATCTTGGCTTCATACTTAACACCAACAAATGTAGGAATATTAAAGTATTTATTATCTACACCTTTACCATCTGTACTATCATTACCATTTACAGTATATACTTGATAACCAATACCGTCATCGTCGAAGACTTTAAGTTCAATCTTTTGATGTGCTGGTACATGACCAATAGTAAACTTAGAAGTTTGTCTAATTGGTTCGCTAGCAGTAATAATAGTATAATGGTTAATGATACCAGAAGTGATATTAGCTACACCAGGAGTCCAACCAAAATCACTTTCTACATCTACAGCAATTCTAGTACCAGCTTTAACTTCAAATGTTTCGGTATGAGTAGCCAATACATTATCAGGATTTTCTGGATCGAATTCATATACTGTAATTGTAGTATGATGTGGTGGTCTAATAACTACACGATAGTTAGTAGAAACAGCAGGAGTTGCTGTAATAGTGAGATCTTTTACTATAATACCTTTATTATAAGAAGGATAACCTGCTTTATATCCATCATCTGGAATGATTTCTACTTCGAATTCATCACCGTATTTAGCAAAGAAGTCTTCAGTATAGTATTCACCGTTGTGAAGAACTCTAATAGTTTGATTTTGTGTTTGTTGAATATGTACAACGAACTCTTGGTCAAACTTAGGATCTGTATTTGTACTAGTAGATTTGATAGTCAATCTATCATAGACAGGAATCTTTTCATATTTAGATGTATGAATAGCAGATTCATAAGTTACATTCATATCGATATCAAAATACTCTACCTTATTAAGGTTAATAGTCATTTCAATATCATCAATAGGACGGATAAAGTTAATCCGAGGGTCATTATTACTAAATTGAATAAAGTCGCCTTTAGAAATCATAGAAATCTTATAAGATTTAAAGAAGTTTATGATAGTAAAAGCATAATCCATCAATGAAGTTTCAGATGCACCTGGGAATCTATCAAAGATATGATGGAATTCATAACCACCAAAGTAATTTTCTAATAGATATGCTACATTAGATACAGTTTCTGCAATCTTTTCTTTACGAGTGCTTTTATCTGTAATAGAGGCAATACGTTTGATACTATTATAAAGAACAGTATCTTTATCTTTTAAGAAATCAGTAAATGTAGTAGCAGGATGTCCATCAGATTTTCTAAAGTAGTTTAGATTGAACTCAGTAATCATCATAGAATCATATAGATCTTTCCAGATCTTATAATATCTATACTTAGTAGCATGACCCATACCATAAGTGATTGTATCATAAACCTTTTTATTGGTTTTATATTGAGTGGTGAACTCTTCTATAGATTTTAATCGCTTCTCTGGAATAAAGAAATCCCATACTGGATACATATCTAAAGTTTGTCTAGCTTTAAGAATTTCTTTTTTAAGAGCAGGTAAATCAGCGTGCATATTAAAGCCTTTGATATACATGATCTTAGATGGACTATCCATAATCTTATCTTCTGTATCTTGATCAAGATAAGCTAAAGCTGTAAGATAAGAGAATACATGACCAATTTTAAATTCTTTAGCTGTAGAAATATTAGGAAGAGAAACAGTTAAGTCTTCTTCAGCAGGGAAATCATCAAATAATAGGTTATAGAAATAAGCTATTTGGAATGACATATCTGCAATATCCATCAAGTAGTTAATAGCAAAGTATTTAGTACGAGCATAGTTAAACTTCTTCTTAAGAATTTGATGTTTAACTTTTTCATGTGCTGTAACCAAATCATCTTCAGCACCTACACCATCCCAGAATACATCTTCTAATGTCATTAAGTCATAAGGTTTGATATTAGACTTAGCCATAATGTCATCTACGAAGTATTCTTTATCTAAAGGAACACCAACGAATTTCAAATCGAAGTTTTTATCTACATCTTCTTCAGAGGATTCAAAGATATAATAAGGATCATCTAGATAAATGAATGTAAATGTAAGATTAGGATACTTCAATACATCATTAGGATTCTTGAAGGATAAGTTACCATTTACTATTTCATATAGGCTTGGATCTATAACTACACCATTGGAGCTTACATACCATTTCCAGTTATTTTGAATGAAGTTTTCAAATGGAACTGGAATCTTGATTTGTAAATCATTATCAACAGCATCTTCTGTAGTAATAGTTTTATTCTCAATAATAACTCGATTAGCTGCATTGAGCAAATACTTATTATTGAAGAAATAGATAATGGAGAAAGTTTCACCTTTCTTAAAGTTTCTACCTTTAATAGAAACACTCGTATCGGTAAATTTAATATTATTTGGATTTACGATACGAGTTCTATGAGAAACCATAGCACCTTGTAGGGTTGCAAAGTAAGGTGAGAATGGTACATTGATACCAAAGTCAGTTTGACCATCTCTAGATACTTCAATTAATTCTTCTGTAACTTTAATAGCTTCAGAGGATTCAATACCATAAAGATATGAAATATTAATAGTAGTACCAACGTCTGTAATAAGGTTTTTATCTTTAATAGTAAGAGTAGCTGTTTGTTCATTGATAGTATATTGATCAGGTTCTAGGAACTTACCATATACATCGACAATCACTTTACCATTCTTAGCTGTAAAACCATCAACTGGGAATTTAAGATTAGGATAAACAGTTTGGTCTTTAGCACCAACTTCTAATCGTTGAGTACTCATAGAAATATTAGTAGCTTCAATACCAGCTGGACCGTATCTATAAATAACTTCTACTTTATCTGTCTTTCTAGCACCGATAGCTCTAGAATTGAATGATAAAGTATTATTATAAGCTTGATACCAATCTTGCTCTAACCATTTATCATTGATCTTAACGAAGACTTTATATCCAGTACGGAAATAGTTTTCAATAGGTGGATGGAGTTTAAATTCAATTTGTCTATCTTCATTATGATCAAGAACTTCTACATGAGTTTTTAATGTAATATCAGAATATACTGCAGCTTCAGCATAGATGAAGTTGAATGTAAGATTAACGCCGTATTGTACCGCATCAGTATCATTTAATTGAATAGTATTAGTATCAATGAACGTATATCTACTAGGAGATATAAAAGTACCGTTATGAGTTAAGAAGAAACCATTACCATTTGCACAGTAGTTAGTAAATGGTTCAGGTACTTTAAAGATCTTTCTATCATAATCTTCAGATAACACATCAACTCTAGAGAATTTAGTATTGGAATAATTATTATAGAGATATAGTACAAATACTTCTCTATCTGTAGTACCACCATAAGTTGGTTTGATAGTAATAGTATTTGTTTTGATATCTATATCATAAGCATCTTTTTGTAATGGTTCACCAGCTAAGAATACTATTAAATCATTACCTCTGGAGATATAGTTAGGTGTAGGTGGAGTAAATTTGAACTTATTATGGCTCATCTTAGCTACATCTAATTTCATAAATAATGAATTATCTGTATCTACCTTATTATTACCACCTTTGGTTCTATCATCATAATAGAAGTTATATCTGATATCGGTAGCACCATTACCTAAACCATTTGGTTTGATTTCTAAATGGTCATAGTTATTTACATCGTAGTCAGTACCACGAGTAGCTTTAACCCATTTATTATCTCTTTTAAACCATATATCCATTACATTACCTTTTTCAAGGAAGTTTTCAAATGGATATGGAATAGTAAGATCATTTATCTTACGTTCTACATTGGTTTCTAATAACATATCATTCCAACGAGAATCTTTAGTTACCATTTCTTCATAAACGAAGTTACCCCAACGATCTAGTTGTCTATCTCGAAGGATAAAGTATCTAAAGATAGTAAGATTTTCTACACCAAATAGATTTACAATATCAAACATACCTCTTGCAGAGGATTTATTATGAATCAATTTATTCAAATTCTTAGCAATACGTTTTTGGTATTTAAGTGGAATAGATTTATAGTATTCCATACCAAACTTTTCAAAGATTGCTTCTACGCATGGTCTATCTAGTAATTCATATTTAAGGATATTCTCCTGAATCTTAGATAGCATTTCTGTCATAGTCAATAATAGAATCAATAGACAGATAAAGTTACAATAGAAGTCTGAATTGTATTTAAATGCTTCAGAATAAATAGCATATCTTACATAGATACGGTTTTGTTCATAATTATATCTAAATTGCTCAGCAATATTTTCTTCTTCAATTGTAGGTGTGTACAATAATTGGAATCCATATGCTTTACGAGCAGAATATGGAGTAATACCACATTCAATATAGTTAAGATAGTCCGCTTGTGGATAGTCTGTTTTGATTTGTTCTAAAATACCATAAGAGTTAAGTAATTTAGCACCAGATGCACCTATTTCATGCACATAAGTAGCATTCCATAAGTTACCATCAGGTAATAGGTATTCATAGTCTCTAAGAGGGATACCATAATCACCAATCTTAGGCAAACCACAAATAGTACGATAATAATCATTCAATTCTGTATATGTATTGATATAATCTTTCATATACAACTGACGTAAAGGTTCTTTTAAACCTTCTGGTATATCATCATAGCTATATGCTCTGTTTTCTGTTCGATTTGTTCTTCTAGTAATGATAAAGTTAGCAAGTTCTGGATCTACTCCAACTTTCAACATTTGATCTTTACTAAATTCGCAAATTTCATATGGTACATTACCTTCGGTACTCATAATAAGCATATCAGCTTGAATTAATGAATCTTCTGTTTCATTGTTATCTGCTTCTTGCTCATTCTTAATTACGGCACCAAAAGCTAATTGTTTTACATAATAAAGTAACTCATCAACGAATGGATTGTTCGAATATGTCTTACTTATTTTATAATTTGCCACAATGTTGACTCCTTTCTTTATATAATGATTATTAGTATGTATAAGCTCCTCGTTTTTTCCAGTATAACATATAGATAATCCCTAAACCCTACCAATTTAATCATTATAGGAGGCTTGCTAAATGCAACACCAAGAATTCATTAACCCTAAAGAGGAGTTCCCTGGGATTTTCACATACGATGATTTTAATCCAAAACTCTGTTCACCAAATTCTCCTTATGAGATTGATTTTTCTCAATCTAAAGAGACTTTGATGGATGTGGATTTATATCGTAAATTCCTATACTCCGCAATTAGTCGGTTCCGCTCTAGTGCCTTCTATAAGCACTATAAAGCACACCTAATTTTTGATTTAGGTTTGGACCGATGTCAATTACATCCACATATCACAGTAACTGGAGAAAAAGAAGTTGCTAGTTTAGAGATGCATCATCATGTATTGACTATCTTTGATATTGCTTACATTATTTGTGAGCATACTCTTAATACGTATGGTACTCTTACTTCTTTTGATTTAGCTGAGATGATTCGAATGGAACATGAAGCTCATCGAGTAAATGTGGTAATGCTTTGTAAAACATGTCATGATATTTATCATGACAGATTGGATAATTTCAAAGTTCCATCTTATTTAGGATTTGGTAAATGGTGGGAGCTATTAGATAGATATAAATATGGTATTAGTAAACCTATTGCTGATAAAATCTACTATATGCTCAAGAACGATCTCTATGATCAAAACGGAAACGAAGAAAAAATAATGAAGTTGCTTGAATTACGAGACAATATCGTACAATGGAGCGAGCTTAATAATCATTATTTCGGAACGTAGTAAAATAGCAAAAAATAAAAGAAGATATAGGGATGCTCAATATTGAGCATCCCATATTTTTATCTTATTTCTTATTCTTTTTCATTTCTTGAATGTGCAAGATTAAGTCGGCTGTTTGTTCGCCAACTAATTCCCCTGCTTTGTTAGCTTGTCTGATAGCTACAATCATAAATAACCAAGATGCGATAACTTTTAATACTTTTACTGCTGTTACTTTTTTCATTTTAAATACCTCTTTCTTAATTTTTGGAACGTAGTAAATTGTGTTATTTTTTCTTTTGTTCATTTAATTCAATACAGAATTCGGCAAGCTCTCTACCATAATTATTACCAGCTACAAAGATCAAACCTAAAGACAAAAGAACTTTCACTGCTTTGAATACTAATTTCATTTTTAAAATCCTCCTAAAATAAAATACATTTTGAGATACAATTTATATCTCTTTCACTATTATAATATATCATTGAAAAATCAAACTATTACAAATTTCACTTTCAGGGAACGTAGATAATTATTACAATTTCTACACAATATTAATTTGAATATTATAATTAATTTGGAGGATACAATGAAGAATTTTATAAATAGAATGTTATCTACGTATACTAAGTATGACTTAGTTAGTTTAAATAGAGCTATCAAATATTGGAAACAAGATACTGCTTATAGTATCAAATCTAAAGTAAACAATACAGGAAAGTTTATTAGAGACCATTTGATTATGGTTTCTATTCTATTAGCTATCTTAGCTTTCTTTTCTAGAGAGTATATTATTATTGGATCTTTAGAAGCTTCTCTTATTATAATTACTTTCTTATATGATATGAGAGAAAAGCAAGCTTTTAAAGAAGAAACTTTCTATATGGGAATTGAAGTTAATGAAGTTAGAATGGAATTAGATAACTTCATAAGTGAATGTCTTGAAGAATATTTAGTTTATTCATCTTATGATGGTTTAAATCAAATATCACCAGATGCTGAAACTAAGATTAGAAATAAAATTGTAGATTTAGTATCAGCTAGAATTTCTCCTACTTTATTTAAAAAGCTTTCTATCAAATATAAAGAAGAATCTGTATATGATGTAATTGCCAATAGAATAAATATCATGGTAATGAATCATGTTATTGCAGTCAATACTAACTTAGATAGAGAACGTATGGAAACTGAAAGAAATAGAGCTCCAAAAGATAATAGATATACTTCCACTATCCAATATCTAAATAACGATAATCAAATTATGTAAAAAATAAAAGAAGATGAGAGTAGCCAATATTGGCTACTCTCTATTATTCTCTTAAAATACTGGATTATCATCAGAAGTTTCAAAGTCTGTACCTAAGATGATATTTAAGAATTTAAGATGGGAATTCATACCATCATAAACTAATTTTTTCAGTACAGATAGCATTAGAATACGATCAGATGAAGTAATCATCATCTCAGCTAAACCACCGTCATTTCTTACAAAAGGTTCACCAAGAATTAGATATTCGCTAAATTTATTAAATACTTCATTACCTGTATATACAACAACTGTATTAGACTCTTGGTCATAATAACTTCTCACCTCAACATCATCATCAAATGGACGAGAAACCCAATTGACAATAGAACGTTCTGGTGTATGAGGGAGATTAGCTCTCCATCTGTTGTATCTTTCGATTTGATCTCTGTCTAAAGTAACTTCAAATTTATAAACCGATGGAATCATCATAGTAATACTCTCCTTTAATAACTAAATTGGAAAATCTTCACCACCGAAACCTACATTGATTTCGATTCCGGTAATTCTTTTTAATACTTCGATACATTTACGATAGTCGGTAAAGATAATACTACTACCTTGAGCCCATATCAAAGTTTCTTCAGAGAATTTGATAGGTAATACATAATAGTCTCCTGCTTTAAATTTCTTTGGATCATCTATTCCTATGAAATTAGAAATTTCGGTAGAGTTAGAATTCTTATCTTTAGAATAGATATAAACTCTGTCAAACTCTGCACAGAAATAAGCTTTGACTTCGTATGTATCTGTCTCATAAACTACATCTGCTGAAGCCAATGTTCGATTAAGATTGGATTTCCATTTATTAAATTTCTTAATAGATTCTTCTTTAATTTCTATCGAAATCTCTCTTGCTTTAATAATCATAATATTTATACCCCTTTAATTTTAAAGATATTATCTTCTAAAAGATTATTCATCAAATTAAAGAATCCAGAATGATCGTTATAATAATAACTACCATCTTCTTTAATTGAAATAGATACAGAAAAGTCAAAATAGAAGTCCAATACATTATGACCATTAAATCCAGTCGATATTTTACCAAATTTCATTGGTTCTATAAATGTACCTATATGAGTTGTACCACCATAAAATACATCAATAGAATTACTCTTTTGATTATGATATAATTTTATGAATGAACCATTTGTATTATTAAAAGTAGCCGCTTCGGATACTTTCTTAGGTAATGAATTCATTAAATTCATAAATCTTTCAAAAGTATTATGACTAACAGCTACTGCATTAGAATTAATATTGATACTAGTTTCAATCATTTTGACTACCATCCTTTACTTTAACGAAAGAATATGGAGTACCCAATATTGGGTACTCCAATTTCTTATCTTCTTTTAAAATATAAGCCATCTTCATCGACAGTATATGAATAATACTTTTCGATGAACATGTCTGATTCCAAGAAAGCATCATCCACCATAGCCAAAGCCATAGGATGTGCTATAGCATAAGTAAGTTTAGGAGCTATTAGATCTGCTTCAGGGATATTATGAATAAGACAAGCGTCTTGTACAATAGAAAGAATTTCAGATTCCATTTCTGTAATATCTTCAACTTTCTTTCTTTTGAATTTGATATGAATATCAACGCATGTCTCATTAGTTTCTGGGTTCCAAATATCTACATAGAATTTAGCACTTAAAGTACCAATTCCAAATAGTTTATATATTGGTTTCAGAATAGATGGGACTTCTTTAACCGTTCCGTCTATATCAATATTTCGTTTGATCATAATAGCTCCTTATAAATACCTAGTCAATAATATTCTCAGTACTTCTGATAATAAAAGATAGTTGTATGAAATATCCAATTTATTTAATACATAAGACGAAGAAACTTCTGAGTCTTGTATACCAATATCTTGAATATACATGTTTTGACCACCTATCTTGTATCTGGTACAGAACTCTGATCTATTATTGAATTCTCGATAATACCCTAGCTCAAGTTCACCATTTCGGTAGCTTTCTAGAAACTCTTTTAAAATTATTATAGTATTATTCAAAGAAGTAGTTTCTAAAATATTGAAGAGATAGCATAGGAAATCTATCATAAAGTTTTGATGCTTTATGATGGACAACTCCCCTATACCTTTTACATCTATACTATCAGTGAATTTACTATAATAGAGTTCTAGTTTATAAGCTTGGATAAATGAGCTATAAGTATTCTTATTGAGAAATACTAAATTTTTAAATTGATTGTATTCTAAATATTTATCTAAGGTAAATACAGCATCTTTCTTTACTGCAACTACATTAGATTCATTTAGGTTATTCGATTCGAATAACATTTTTCTCGCTTCAACAAAACCATCTTTTAACCCCTGATTTATTTTGGGATAGTCTCGTTGAAGAGTGCCGATAGTTCTTTCCCTAAGACCTTTAGGCATGTTATAGTATTTGTCGAATTGATCTTGACTGATCAATCCTTTATATAAGAGAATATTGATATTGGCTTTGCTCATATCATATTCTCTTATAATTCTATTTATTATTATAGAATCATCCGTTAAGAATAGATCCTTTTCGTACATTGCCAATATCGAATACTCCTTTTGTAATCATAAATCTAATTATGTTAGAAGTGCTTCTATTAGCAACCATTCCGATCGTTTTACATAGTTCGTAGATAGGTTTGTAGATTTTTAAACAAACTTTAGTAGTCTCTTCACCTTTCTCCAATCTATGCTTATACCAACAAGGGATATGGATATTTCCATTTTTGTAAAACTCATCTATGAAATTTTCTATAATGATATCATTCAAAAGATCGTGTCTATGAATTTCAAATTTCTTAGATCTTTTTATTAAAAGGTCATAATATTTTCGTTCTATATTTAGATTAATATATTTGGATTCATCTAATTTGTTTGATTCAAACGCTAGATGGCTAGAAACGATATTACAAACTTTTATGACTTCTTTGCGAAGTTTAGTATTATATATTTTATTCATAGCTAGTGTAATGAGTACATTCTTTTCTGAGAATCCATTCTTTCTACACTTAGCTATGAAATCAAATATAATATCATGATTCTCTAAAGTACAATTAACTTCAGAGATTAGTTTAACTCTTTTAGGAAGATAGCGTCTTTTCTCTTTACTAAAACGATAAGGTCTCATTCTATTAAATTCCAAGAAGATTTCTTCCATAAAAATGTCAAGGTCAATACCTTCGATATCACAATAAGAATCAAATAATTTTTTAAATTCATACGGTAACGTGAAAGAGTATTTGTTACGAGAAAACACATTCCGCAACGAATATACACCACCAATCATTAATACTAAATTTGATAACCATTTATCTCTTCAATATTAATGATTTGTTTTTGTAATTCATCCACGTCAATGACTTCACTTAGATAGAATTCTTTATCATAGATAAAATTAGCTGAGTTTTCTATTTCGGAAGGGTCTGCATATAACAAGTCTTCCAATGTAGAAACTATAGAAGTTCTACATCCATAACGTTCATAGATATGAGCCATAATACATTCGATTATTTGTAGTCTTCTATCATCACTCATATCACAAACTACAACTACATCTTCGTTCATATATTGATGCATCAATATAGTAAGAATAGAGTAGAATGGGATAGGAGTAAATCGTAGAAAGTTCATATAGTTGAATGTAAACTGTTCTTCATCTTCCCACCACATTTCAGTATCAGGGATAAACTTATTTAAAGCTATCCCTATACTATATTGGGAGAGAATGTTGTAGAAGAACGTATTATCTCTTTCTTTAAGAGCTTGAAATAACCTAGGATCTTCACCTAAAACGATTTTTGGATCCGGGTTAGTTGGAACAAATACAATCATTCTCTTCCTCTTTCTTTAATCTGCTATGGTAGATAGAGTAATCTCTCTACCATCATAATGTGGAGTAAAGGACTTGACCCAATACAAATTACCAGCTTCATCTGTTTCTCTAGCAACCCCATTTTCTTTAAGGTTGTTTATGAAACCTCTTGCCTTTTCAGCACCAATATGTCTGCCAATATTAACCAGACCAGAAATCAATGTGATCATAGAATCAAAGTCTTTATAAGTTAAGTGATACTTATTCTTTAAAGACTTATCTCCGTTTAGATCACATTCGATTTCTTCTGGTGTGAAATATTCGTAATTTCTGTCTGTATTGATACGTTTGTTTCCATCTTCTGAAATGAATTCGAAGACTACTTTACAACCATAAGCAATACAGAATAATTCGAATAAGCCAAGATGTGGTGTTGAATCAGGACAGTGAGCAGTGATAACTACATAGCTAGGATCTTTATCTTCTTCTATGTATTCATGATAGCCAAAAGTAATATTGTTAGTAGGATAAATTGGTTGGTTTGCTTTTTCTACCAAATCATCAATAGTGACTTCACTAGATTCGAATAAGATATCATAAAGATTATCTTTATATTCTTCTTGATGCTTCTTAGAACAAGTATCCATCAATTTAGCAAACTTTTCAATATTTTCTTTAACTTGGCTATATACTACGATTGTAATGTTGTTCTTCACTGCTTTGTCCCCCTATTTAACAGCGTCTTCTGGTTGTTGACGAACGAAATCTCTTAATTCCACAAATGGGAATATCATATTCTTCATTTCATTTACGTCTTGTTTGAATAATTCAATACGTTGGTCTTTTCTAGAGAATACCATTGTATTGAAATATGCTTGAATTTGGTTTGGATGCATTCCTTCTAAATTCGGATATCCTAAATCATATACCAATCGTGGAAATATGATAGGATTTAAATCTGTGTATGGATGGCAATCACAAAGTGTATCCAAAGAGATAATATTACAAGCATACATCAATTCAACACGGTTGGATAGAGTATACAAGTTAGTATCATCATAGAATGGATTAGATGTAGGATCACTTAACGTTGCACATGGAATACCATATACACTATAAAGAGTTTCAGCTAATACATTTATAAAACTTAGACTCTTAGCTTCATCTGGTGGGACAAAGATTAAGATATCTTTTTCTACATAAGTAGCTGCAATGATATTAGCTATTGGAGCTAAAGCATTTTCAGAACGTAGTAGATAGTCTTGATAAATTTGACCAGCTAATTCAAATTGTTGATTGCATTCAGCATCTATTGCTTCGTATGGAGGCAATAGCATACTCATAATATTACAACCAATTCGACGATACTTTTCTGTATCATCATCTAGTACAACAACTTTGATATTGTTATACAAAGCATTTGACAGTTCATTCCAGTTACATGATAGGAATACTCTGCCCCACTTAATTCCCTTATTAGGATAAAACATAATTACCTCCCTTAGAAATCCTTGGCAATCTTACATGACTTTTTAAACTTAGGAACCTTAGTTTCAGGTGCCTTAAGTTTAGGTTCTACTTCGGTTTTCTTAATAGTTTCTGCTTCGTCTGGTTTAATACGAAGAGCAGCATCCTTGTTCGAATAACCATGTATTATAACATTGTCAAAAAGATTGTCGCTTTCTAAATTTACACTAAACATTTCTAGAATTTCTTTGTCGGAAACTTGCCGTTTCTTAAGCTTTGCACCAATATCCTTTGCAGAATATCGTTTACCACATTTATGACATACAATGGTATTCATGGCATCGTCATACCAAATCGTACCATTACACATCTTACCTGTTACTTCGTCAACAGCAATACATCTAGATCTACTTGGTATATACTTATATACGTATGGATAGTCTAGAATAACTGGACCAAAGCCTTTGCGTAATCCCCAGTTCATAAAGAAAGCAGATCCCAAATCTTCAACGAGATATTTCTTTATATGTGTAAACGAATAAAGAATATGGAAAATCTGATATCTATTATCCCAAAATTCTTGCCTATTCTTTATAGGCTGAACTCTTTCAACCAACTGAACTGTACCACATTCAGAGACTTCATAAACCTTTGGTACATAAGGTTTAAGAAAGTCTTGGTTGTAAACTTCATCGTCATTGTCTGAGATGCCTTGAGCATCAGTAGCTACTTTTAAGACAATGGTTGGATGATCACTGGAGCCGTATACAATACGGTTAGTTCCACTATGAATCCGAGAAAATCCTCTCGGTTTCATAATGGAATCAGCTAACTCTAATTGTTGGGATCTTGGTTTATCACAAAAGTCTGGGTCATTGAATAGCATATGAAGAGCAATAATATCTTCATACGTTATCAATGATAATAAAGGTTGATAAGTCATCGCATCAAAAAGTCTAGTAAAATACTTAGATCTATCTTGAAGTTGATTCATCTTATCGAAATCAATTTTAAGGTTATGATCAATCAGAACACGTTCTTCCAATTAAATCAACCCCCGTTCTTTTTGATTGTAAATAGTATCGAACCAAGTTTTATCCTTGATATCGTGTGGTACGTCAATCGCACCGATAGCATGATAATAATCACTTAGCATACCTAAGTATTCATATTTACTTCTATCGTAGTTGTGCATGTCACGAGTATCCTTTTTCTTGAAGCGTTTTGCACCATCAGGATTTATGAAAGGATCATAGGACATTCGCACTGCTGGCATGATGCGAGCTAATGCGTCATTGTATTCATCAAATGTCTTAGCACTCATAAGAGCACCTTGGTCAATTTGATCGAAGTTACGTTTCAATTGAGCACGTACATCGCTGATATACTTTTCAGCTGAAACGAATTTGTGAGAATTTTCCATAAAGTAATCAAACGCAGGTTTTCTACCATATGGATTCATTCTGGATTTAAACGTACTTCTAGCACCAGAATTGATTTGATCTAATAATGGTTTATTCCACCAATTAACAAAGTTATTTAAATCGAATTCACCATTAATCCTCATTGCATGCTTAGCATATGACATATATGATGCAAGCATCATCTGCTTAATAGGAGTTAGACTACTATTAAGTGCTTCAAATACTTGCTTATAAGCTAATAACCTATGAGGTATAGTAGATACGTCTACCATATTCCTGAATAGTTTATTATACTTCATCCGTTCATCAGACTTATCCTTAGGATCGTCTTTATCTTTGTATTCATCATAGATAGCAGAGATTTCTTTAATAGCTTTATCCAATCGTTTAACTACACGTGCTTTTTCATCTTCGTCTAGACTATTATCTTCTTTCGCTGCTTCTTTCATTCTTCCAAGATGTTCGACTTCACCTGCAACCATCACAGCAACATCCAATTCAGAGGATTCTCTACATGGAGTTCTAACGATAGTTGTACCTGTGATCATGATACCAGATTTCAAATCAGCTGCTGGATCGTTTTCTCTAAGAAGAATAAGTTGTTGTAAGATAAGTTTAGCGAACTCACGATAAACCTCTTCAGTTAAATTAGTTCTTGCCCATCTTACTAATAAAGCATATTCTGTAGAATAACGATTAATTTCTTCAGCTAATACGGCACTGTCATCAATACCTGCAGCCATTTTCATGCTGTCTTCTCGAAGTTCTTTAAGATTCTTTCGCTCTTTTTCGATTAACGCTGTATTCAACGCATCAAGTTCTTCTTGAGTACATGTATGAGATTTGCCTTCTGGTGGATAGATTGTTAAGCTTTCATAGATTTCGTAACCAGTATCGGGATCTATTTTCATTCTCCGGCAATATAAGTTTGCTTCTTCGATACTTTGTGCTTTTGCTGCATTGATAGCTGCACGTTTTTCTCTACGAGCACGAATAATTTTAGCTAATTCTCTATCGTGATCATTTAAGATTAAAACTGGATAGTTTTCTGAGAGGATTTCTTCGTCAGTTAACTCACGATATTCTTCAATCCACGGACTAGGTTGATAACCATAATAATTACCTTGGAATTGTCTTACCCATGGCGGTGCTGCACTCACTGTACCATTAGGATTATAGATAACGCTAGGCATATTAGTGGTAAATTGACCACCATTTTGAGTAGTAAATGAAACTGTTGGAGAACCTACGATAATAGATGTAGGGTCTACATGCATTACAGGACCATTTGCATAGTACTGTTGATAAGTTCTATCCAATGGATCTGGATTCATTGGAGTAGGCATAGGATTTTGATTATAGCTTTCATTCATATGATAACCTTTTAATGCTGCTGCTTGAGCGTGAGCATCCATTTGCATGTTTAGGTTATCTATCATTTTACATTTAGCTAGATATTCTAATGCTGGAGGTGTTGACATAACACTTTGACCACCATCAGGATCCCATTCATAAGTAGTTCCATCTTCATGAATTTCTAAAGTGGAACCAATAGGTGTTAAATATTTAACTGGAATAGAAGGTGTCTTAGCTTTATCTCTGGTTACTTTGAAACCATTGGCTTTGAGATCATCTTTATTCATAGAAACACCTTTAAATGCTTCAGCATTATCATTCTTAGCATTTGCATTGTTCTTACGTTCATTGTAAGCGTCAATATTCAATTGCTTTAAATGTTCAAAATTGTCTTCACGCATTGCTTCATCAATATTGATACCAGTTGCTTTATCGTAACGGTCTTTTTCATGTTGCTTATAGTAATAACGTTTAGCCAATTCTTCTGGACTGTTGATTTTATTTTCAACTTTATTTTTGAACTTTTGAGCCCAACGAGCTGCACGCATAGATGGATCTTCAAATTGTGGATACATTACAGGACCACGGTTATTGATATACTGAGTTTGTTGTTGCACTCGTTGTTCCATAACTCTAGGTGGTACTGGTATCATTGAAGGTCTAAAGTAGCGTTGTGCTCTAATTTGTGCCATTTGTTGCAGATATTCTGCATTTTGTTGACCATAATATGGATTTTCCATACTTTGTCGGATTTGTTCCCATCTACATGGGTCATTTGGATGCATATTATTTATCATATCTTCTTTGGAATACATTACCGTAGGTAATTCACCAGTGAAGTTGACAGGCATCCGCATTGGATCTGTTATTGGATCTGGTTCTATTCCATCAAACCCAGTAAACCATTCGAATTCTTCTTTAGGTTCTGCAGGTTGGGTTCGTGGGACTTCATCCATAAATGTCTTGAATCCATCCAAGTACATTCAAATCCCTCCTTCTTCTTCTTCTTAACATACTAGACTTCTGTAAGATTCAATTTGTAATCTGCTAGGTTGTCTAGTAACAGGATAACGGAATTGACGATAGTTTTCTCGTTCAAAGGAATCATCATGACATACATCATGTAAACGATGACGAGTCATCTTATCGACAAAATTGTTATAATAGATAATATCACGAACGATATCGTCAGAAGTATTGGTCTTATTTACTTTATTGAAGTAAGTGCGAGCCATATGTACACTTTCTTGATGATAACGATTATGAGAACGTACATGATAGAAGTTAATCTTCAATCCTGTAGATACGATCTCTTCGACGATATTTAAATACAATTCTTGATATTTGATACTATCGCCTCTGATATTAACAAAGCCACCAGTATCGGATTTCAAAGAATTATCGTACCAATTAAATACATTATGAGTCAAAGAACGAATAGACGTCTTAGAATCACTGAAGAGGTTGATACGAGAGCCTCTGTCTTTAAATCTGTTTGCTGCGATTACGCCCATAAGGATCGCAAACAATTCACCTTGAGCATTATTACTATCATCTACAATGATATTATTATGCTCGACAATTTCGTTGTCAACTACTACACAGTAGCCACAACTTACTAGAGTCTTATCAGACTCACCACGATAAGTACTACAATCTGTAAAAATATTTACAGCATTGTCAAAATCTAACAACATTTGATTTTGACCTCCTTTCTTATAAAATATATTGAAGATATATCTTTCTTCTTTTATATAATATACGCTCATAAATTCGTTTAGGAACGTAGAAAAAATAAAAAATAAAAGATGATCAAGAGATCATCTTATTTATTGATGATCTCTTGTAATCTTGCTGCGTTTAAATGAGTAGTGCGATACTCACAAGCTTCAATTAATTTTTCAGCTTGTTTGTTTTCTGCTAATTCATTAAATGCTACATAAACACCAAAACTAATAGCCAATGCCAATACGAAGTGGATAGAAACTAATAAATACAACTCAGCCATGTTAATATACCTCCAAAATTAAATATAATTATTACTATTCACTATTATAATATATAACCAATATTTTAGACTATTACAATTTTGCGAAAGATATGAGGTTACCCAATATTGGGTAACCTCTTGGTATATCTTATTTATTCTTACGTTCTTCTAAATCATCATAAACAGATTTAAGATAATTGAAGAGTTCTTCTGTAGAAGCTTGATATCCATCGTCTTCTACATTGATTCTTACAAATCCAGCATTCAAAATAGCCATTTCCTTCCCAGGATCGTAGTTTTCTGAATGTTGGATGATAGAATCAAGGTTGGAGAGAGTATCGATAGGCATATACTGTCTATACTCTTCTACAAACTTATCCCAAGCACCCATAACTGCTTGAGTTGGAATGAATAGGAATTGGTTATGAACCATTTCATGTACTGTAGTGGTTAATGGTATTAAACCTACATGAAGTTTGTAATGTTGATACATAACTTCCTTTGCAATCATATCTTCATGCAAAGATTCACCATTCATTTGTCTTTTTCTAAAGATAGTTAAAGCAATATCAAATAAAGTGATAGGTTCATGATGAATTTCGATTCTCAATTTAGGAATATCTTGAGTATCTAAGAATTTCATGAACGAGCACTTATTCATATTACCATAATTCTTCAAGAAATAGATAAACTGTTTATATTCAAAAGATTGACGACAAACAGTTTCTACTCGACGAATATACTTATATAAAGCCTTTTCGTCTTCAAAGTCGAAGTCTGATATGTTAAAGTCAGGAACTTCTTTGATATTAATCTCAGTTACTGGTTTATCATAATTACCTTCGACAATGTAATTAGCGTTTCGAGCCATTAAATCACCTCAGTATTAGTAATTCTGTACTCAATGATATCGATAATGGTTTTATCAGTGAATACATCTTTAATCAAACAACTGTAAATGAAGCTTGCAATTGTTCGTACTTCAGGTTGGGCTGATTTATGGAGTCGAACTGATAAGAAATGAATCATATCAGACATAGTGAAAGTATAATAAGCACTAGATTCAGCATTAAATGGTAAGAAACCACGAGCATCTTGCTTTAACAATCCTTGATCTAATAATTGACCATAAATCTTAATTAATTCTTTACCCAACTCTTC